CTAATTTGTTACAGCAGATTTATCTAATGCAATTCGGGACGCGGCCTTGTAAAGAGCAATCTTAATTAATGCATCCCCCTTTTTATTAATCACATACCTTACCTGTTGGAGTGTTAATTTTCGACCCAAATAAGGTCCAATTAACTTGTTGTACTCATTTACGACGGTAATATTCTTAATTAATCCCTGATCTGCAAGATTACAGTCTGTCCTAACTTGGTGGACGTCTGCATACATTTTTCTATACTCATACGACCGCTTTGCTTCATTTAAATCTTTTAACTTCGCTTCCGGGTAGTCAGCCTGTTGTGCATGTGACGATCCGCAAATGGAAACAAACACGATTAAAAGTAATATTTTCATATTTCATAAATTAAGTTACAAACCTGCCGCATTGAGCCTGCGCAGTATTTCTGTCATGTCAGCCTCCAAGTTATTCTGCCTTTTCCACATATCACCAGGAGCTTTAAAATTAAAACCGCCATGCCATACTCCGTACCACACCTCTAAGATATCTTCGGGGAAAACCTCAATATTCGGATATAGATTGCGATCGTTAACGGCGTCTGATTTTGCTACAATATAGCCGTACTTATCAACCCTGTTTAAAAGACGCTTAACAATAACGCCATCGGTTTTGGTAACAAGGATATGAACGCGGTCCTCACGAATATAATCAAGCTTTTCGACCCACTGGCCAATAACCATCTCCTTGTCGTGCAATGTCGGGTACATGCTATCTCCGCCAACTTCAAAAGCCCTGAATGTGCCGTCACGCAAACCAGGAAGATTAAATGACGGGAGCCTTTCTAAAAATACCGGATCAGCGTATCCATTAAGGTAACCAGCCGCAGCCTTAACCGGTACATAAAGTATATTTTCATCGCCGCCGTGATCTACAGTTATAATTTGCGGTATCAATTGGGTTTTATCTCCGCGACCCGGTGAGTATTTAATTTCGGGTTCGTTTAACACAAAGTCTTCGTTTCCTGGCTCGACTACATTAACCGCGTTGTTTTTTCTGACAAACAATCTGTCTCTGTCGGTAATGTTCCCTTCAATAAATGTCGTGATGAGCTCTTTGTTAGGGTATACAGATAGATCAGTTTTGACTAAATCATTGAAGGGAATGTGAAAATAATTCACAAGATTAAAAATAAAATCCAGCTTGGGTTCGCTTCCGCGCTCGTACGATGCAATATTGTCCCTGGAGCAATTTAACAATGCGCCCATTTCGGCTTGATTTAAGCCGTTTATTATGCGTAAGTGCTTGATATTCGAACTCGTATAACTCATGTGAATTATTTTCACAATTATTTTTGGATATGTGAATATAATTCACATATATTTGTTGCAAGTATTTACAAAAATATAAATATATGCGAATGGCAAAGAAAAAAGTAAAATTTCCCGAGAACCTGCACCTTAAAAAACAGATAGAAGAGTCCGGACGCTCGATCACCTATTACGCCGGAAAATTGAAACTCAGCCGCCTGGTTGTAAGCAACACGGTTAACGGGCATTATAAAGGGACCAATATCGTCCCGCGCCTAAAAGAACTTTTAAACCAATAATCATGATAGTAACCTTTTTCGAAAACCTGAACAACATGACGCTTAGCAAAGCGCTCATTGCCACCGCGATCATCATGGCGATCATCTTCGGCGGACTCTACCTTATCAACCCATCGATCATTAACCAGTAAAATTTTAAGCATGAAAAAACGACCCGCTTCATTTGAACACGCCTGCGAGATGCGCGGGTATGATCCCGCAACCATTTTGCCCGATGTATCAAAAATGCCTGAAGCGCTTGCCAAATACACCACGGCGGCTGTTAAGCGCCTGGTGATCGTGGAAGCCATTAACGACGGCAAGGTGCCGCAGCCAGGACAGACATGGCGCTATTTCCCGATATTCAAAAAGACAGGCTCGGGCTTCGGGTTCCTGTACTCGGACACGGACTACGGTAGCACGGGCACGGACGTCGGCGCCCGCCTCGAATTTTTCACGCAAGCCGACAGCGACTATTTCGGAAACAACTTTAGGGGCCTGCACTACGACGTGATGGTAGTAGAGCAGCCAGCAGAACAATAAAACCATATTCCCGAAAGCGTAACCGCGCCATCGCCGCGCGGCGGGAACCCCTAAAATAATTAAACACTATGCCGCATTTGTGGAATAACCAATTAGTAGTAACCAAAGACGAGCTTGTGCCAGCCTGGTATAAAACCGTTAATGCGCTCTGCGTTACGGTCCAGCGGTTCAAGGACCGGGAATGGGGTATCAAACGGGCATCGACCGGGCATAACGGCTCGCAGATGCTGATCCTATTCGATAGTCTCGCCCCGCAGATACAGCAGGCCCTCGGCGATCCGCGCAAATGCACCCACATCCTGGAGCGGTTTTTTAAGATAGACGGCGACGCCGTTTCCTTTTACGCTTCCTTCCGCTTTGAGGACGGCACCTACCTGGCTACCGAATACCAGGAACGCTACATTGCCAACGCAAGTATGATCAAAGCGGTCATAGCCCTTCGGCAGGACCGCGAAACCATGCGCCGCAACCTCGGCGGCAAGCTCAAGAACGTACCGGCAACACTATGCGCGGATGCCCACAGCTTCCAACCCACGTTGCTCTCAAAACACAAACTGCAACATACCCTACCCGAGAACGAGCGCTGCTTTATGGACGCGATCAGGGCGTTTGAGCGCGACGGCTACCCCTCGCTGATCAGCAAAAAACACAAAAACCAAAATACCCGCAAAGTTACCGATGAGACGCTCGACTTATTGAACAGCCTGTTTGCCGGTGACCGCGCCAAGCCGACAGCTACCGAAGTTTACCGCCGCTATGATGCCTTTATCAACGGCTACATGGAGGTGATCAATAACAATACGGGCGAGCTTTACGAGCCGGCTGAATTCAAAAAGCTCAGCGACGCCACCGTTAAAAACTACATGGCGCAGTGGGTAAATAAAATAGGCACTTACTCGCTGCGCAGCGGCGACAGGCAGAAACTGATGCAACAGTTTAAACCACACCATACGCTTTTAAAGCCCAAACACGCGGGCAGTATTATATCTATCGACGACAGGCAGCCACCTTTCAAAACCCCCAACGGTAACCGCGTTTGGTTCTATAACGGTATCGACCTGGGCAGCGAGGCATTCACCTGCTGGGTTTACGGCGATACCAAAGACGGTATCATCACCGAGTTTTACCGCCAGCTGGTACGCAATTATGCGCAATGGGGTTTAAGTCTGCCCTATGAGCTCGAGGCCGAAATGAGCTTGAACAGTTCCTTTACCGGGACCTTTCTTCGCGAGGGCGCCATGTTCTCCAAAGTGCGCATCGAAGCCAACAACGCCAGGGGAAAGCGGATAGAGCGATATTTCAGGAGCCTTCGGTATGGTTTGGAAAAGGACCGCGAGGGGTGGCTGGCCCGTCCGTTCGCGTTAAGCGAAAGCAACCAGGCCGGCCCACGCGACGTGCCGGCTCTTCCTGAGCGCACTATCATCGAAAACGCCCTGCGCGACATCGAGACATGGAACAATCAGCCGCACTCGGTACACACACACATGAGCAGGTGGCAGGTGTTCTGCGAAATGCAGCACCCCGACCTGAAGCCGATCAATTACCCAGCTATACTGCCACATATTGGCCGTAAAACACCAACAAGTTGCAATGTCGGCATCGTTCATCTTCAAAGGAAAGAATTTTTATTAGCCAATGACGGCAAGATAGCACTCGGTGATAAGCTGATCCAGCTGATGAAGCAAGTGGAAGGCAAAGACGTGGACGTTTGGTGGCTCGACGACGATCAGGGCGTCGTGTTAAAAGCACTGGTATTTATCGGCACGCAGCTGATCTGCGAGGCTATGGCCAAACCTACCTATAACCGCGCCACGCTGGAACAAACCGATGTTGATCGCGGAAGCCGTCAGATCATGAGCGCTTATGTGAAAACGATCGAGTCGTTCGCCAAGCGGCAAAAGAAAAGCATCGATAAGGTTACCCTTGTCGATAATCGCCCTGCACTCAAAAAAGACTTCGTTATGCCCGGACTACGCCAGGACAGGCTGCAAGATATGCCAACCGGCGGCTTGCTGCCCGAGCCGGAAGAGGACGAACTGGTACACGTTCCGCAGGAAAGCTTTGTGCGGACGCTTAAAGACAGATTTTAATTTTTAATGATATGATCAATATCTCAGGAGAACTAAAAGAACAGGCACGGCTCGCCCTGCTTACACAGCGCGAGAACTTCGACGGCAGCGACGCCGCCTTTGCCAAACAATGGGGAATAAACCAGGGCGTATACAGCCGCCTTAAAAAAGGGCAGATCGACGGCGTGCTCGCCGATCCGCACTGGCTGAACATCTGCCGCGAGCTGAACGTGGGCGCGACCGTACGCAAATGGGAAATAGCCCGCACCGACGTGTTTAACCAAATTGAGGAGGATGTGCTGTTTTGCAAGGAGCATGCCAAGGCGATGATCTTCGTTGACGACTGCGAGATAGGCAAAACCGTCGCCGCCAAATACCTTTCACGGAACCTAAAGAACTGCTTTTACATCGACGCGAGCCAATGCAAAACTAAACAGCAGTTTGTGCGCAAGCTGGCAAAAACCATCGGCGTTGATCAAAACGGCAAATATGCCGAAGTAAAGGCCACGATAAAATACTACCTCAAGATATTGCCTAAGCCGATCGTGATCGTTGACGAGGCCGGCGACCTCGAATATAACGCCCTGATGGAACTTAAGGAGTTTTGGAATGCGACCGAGGGCGCATGCGCCTGGTACATGATCGGCGCCGACGGGCTGCGGGCCGCGATAGACCGGGGCATCAGCAACAAGAAGGTTGGTTACCGCGAATTGTTTAGCCGGTACAGCAACAAATACAGCAGCGTAGTGCCGCAGGGTAACCAGGCCAAGTTGATGTTCTATAAAAAGCTGATCGGCGACGTACTGCGCGTGAATATGAAGGACACTACGGACATCGATAAGATAATTAACAAGTGTATAACCCGCAAGGATAACGATGTGAACATCGGCGGCCTGCGCCGCGCCGAAAGCATCCTGCTGCTCAATCAATAAGATCAATGCGCAAACGGTCACTCAGCATGAAGGCACTCTACAACATGAAATACGATCTTTTCCCTTTTGACGGCATTTGGCTCGACGTATTCGGCACACCCGAAAAGGACGGCGCCTGGATGATATGGGGAAGCGAAAAGAACGGCAAAACGTGGATGGCCCTTTTGCTCAGCAACTACTTCAGCACGTTCGCGAAGCTGCTTTTCGTGTCGGGCGAGGAAGGGCTTGGCAGCAACTTCCAGGCGAGCTGCAAACGGGCCAATATAAGCCCGCAGAACGCGCGGTTTGTGCCAAGCGGGTATTTAACCATCGACGAGCTGTATGCGCTGCTGAAGCGCCGCAATGCGCCAAAGGTGGTTGTGCTGGATAACATCACCATCTACAATGACGAGCTAAAGAACGGTGCGCTCAGGAAGCTGATCATAGACTTTCCGTCCGTGCTCTTCATCTTCCTGGCACACGAGGACCGCGGCGAGCCATACACAGCGACCGCTAAACTGTGCAAGCGGCTGGCGAAAGTGATCATTTACGTGGAAGGGCTGGCGTGCTCGGTAAGCGGCCGCTGCCCTGGCGGCAGGATCAGCATCGACGAGGAGCGGTCGGCATTATACCATGGCGAAAACGGATTTAAAAAGATAGGCGCTATATGAACTTTTTTAAGGTAAAAACCACACACATAGCCGAAGTGCGCGAGCAGCAGGCAAACCAAATGGACGAGGTATGCGCCCTGCTCGAATGGTCGCGCGATAAATACTGCCGTCACCAGTTCAGCGAATACGAAAAGTTTTGCCAGTTGCTGGCCGGGTTCGACCCGGAGCTAAAAAGGCGGTTGAGGTACTCGCCGGTGTTCCGTGGTTTTTGGAACAACGAGTGGGCCAGCCGGAACGCTACCGACTTTTTGCCGTTTGCGACAGAATGCGAAAACGGTCCCGCATGGATACTGGAAGAATATTTATTTATCAATTCGGCCGCGCGCCTGATCATGTGCAACGCTTTTGCAAGGCGGTTTGAAAAGATTTTAAAGAGCATTTAAATGGGATTGGAAGACATCATATTCATTGTTGAGTTGGAGACTGGTTACACCCTAACTCAGATGATCGAGAACAGCGGTAATGCCTACTATGCCAAATGTATCCTGGCGCTGATGGCACACGAGGAGGGGATAAAGGATAAAACGGAGCTTGCGGGCCTGCTGAAGGTCGAGCGCAACACGATATACACTTATATCAACCGCGCCAACCTGCTCTTATCCACCTGGCCGGGCATGCCGGGCTATAACAAGGTTTTTAAAATGCTTTACCTCGAGTGCAACCGCCGCAGGGTGTACCTCGAGGAAAGGCCGGAACTCACATTAACATACAAACAGGAATGGTGCGCATAGATAACATGATTGAGGCATGTGCCGTGATCAACAAGGCATCAAGTGAGCTAACCCGGCTGTTTGGCTGCACGGTAGAACTAAAGCTTGTACAGCCGTTTATTTCCGGCCTGGGCTACGAGGTGCCAAAGCCGGGCCAGCTTTACGAGGATATCCTGGTCAACAACACAGTGAGGCTTGTATGCGACGAATTTGGCATAACCTATACTGAGCTGCGGTTAAGGCGGCAAACGCGTGAGCGTGTAGATGCCCGGAAAATGATCGCGTACCTACTGAACAAATATGCCCCCAAAATGACCGATAAAACGATAGCCAATGTGATATGTCGCGACCGGACCACAGTTTACTACAGCATCGACCGGGCTGCGGACCTGATCGAAACCCATAAGGGCTTTAAGCTGGCTTATGATAAGATTAACGCGAAGCTGGAAGCAATAATTGAAGGCGATAAAATTGAGATATAAAAAATGAGAATAATCCTTACACAAAAACAACTGACCGCGCTGCATGAATACTTTGCCGAGCACGTGGTGAACGACCGGCCCGAGAACATAGCCGAGGCGCTGGTAAAGAGCCTGGTGATGCGCGTTTTTCAGAAAATGAACAAAAAAGTATACGCCAGGCTGCAAGGTATGGGATACAGCCTGCACCTGACCGACGAGGAGGCGATGGCCTATTACGTGTACTTCCAAAACCGATTTATCGGCGAGGGATACCAATACCAGCAGCTGCTTATCCAAACACATATTAACCAAATAGACCAGGCTTATGCATGACGACAGAATAAAAGCGATCAATCTTCATTTGGAGATCGTCGACCTTGAAATATGGCTGCTGCAAAACCCCGGCGCTATGGACGACGACATTATCCATGTGAACATGCAGATCATCCGCAAGCGATTAGAATTAGGAATTTTAAAATCAAACATACGTAAAAATGAACTTAACAGTAAAACAGCAGAAACCAGCCGATAAGAATTGGCTCGACGAACAGGGGATGACCATACCCTATGCCCGCACAACCGGGTACGAAAGGATGGCCGAAGGGAATATCGGCAAAATGGCCAAACAGGCGCTTGACCTGAGCAATAAGCTCACCGACTTTAAAAACACTTTAAGAATAGTGGTAATGGGCTTGCATAAGGAATTTATCAAAAGCAACAACGGCCGCGCTGTCGGTAAGGGGAAAGGCAATATTACACTGTACAACTTCGACCGATCGGTTAAGGTCGAGGTAAATGTTAACGAGCCGATCCACTTTGACGAGGAGTATATCAAGCTTGCCAAGGCCGAGCTGGACGCCCTGCTTGCCGACGAGCTGTCGGGCGCATCGAGCTGGATAAAAGGCGTTATAGCCGACGCGTTCGAAAAGAGCCGTGGCGAGCTGGACACAGACAAGGTGCTGAGCCTTAAAAAGCATGCATCGCGCACAACCGATGCCAGGTACCACAAAGCCATGGAGTTTATCGATAAGGCCATCAACCGCCCCACCAGCAAAGAATATTACCGGGTGTGGGTGCGCGACGAGGCCGGCCAGTATCAAAACGTACAGCTTAATTTTTCGGCGATATGATACGGGCGCTGGTGCTGCTGGTTTTCCTTTTCCTTTTATACCTGGCGTTTTACGACGGCGGCCAAAACAACAATTATCAGGCATGAGCAATATCCAAATTGAAGTTGACGGGGTTGTGACCAACCTCCGAAACAAAACCGACCTGCTGAAGGTGATCGGCGATATGAACAAGGCGTGCGCCTCGAAAGTGAAGAGCGGCGCGGTAAAAACGAACGCTAAAAAGCAGGCCGAGCTGGCTACGCTGTCGTTTTTCGGCAGCATCGCTCATTACCTGCAAGGAGGTATGGAGCCATGAAAGAAAACAAGTATAAGGTGCGCCAGGCTGTTTATTGCTTCCTCGATGGCGAGGTGGTGATGGCTTTCGTCTCGGCCATCCAGGAGGAGTCGGCAGATATAAACAGTCCGCTGCAATACAGGCTGCGCGGCTGGGATAAGTGGATTCCCGAGAACAAGATTTTCGATAACAAGTTCGCGCTGATCAACAGTGTCGATATACGCGATCTGACAGTAAATAATTAACCTAATTAATAAGACGATGAAACTATTCAAATTTTGGGTATGCATGATATTCCTGGCACTCCTGCTATGCTTCATAAGCACCTGTATTAAGCGCCAGGAGGTCATGGACGAGCAGGACCGTATCGACAATCATTCAGAGATAACACCACAAACGCTGAACGAATAGCTATGAACCTGCCGATAAACAAAGACAAAATACCTGTCAATTTTCAGAACCTGCCAGCTGTGTACATCGCCGGTAAGGTAACGGGCCTCCCATACGATGAGGTGCTGTTAAAATTCAAGAAAAAGCAACGCGAGCTGGAGGGGCTTGGCTTCTTTGTGCTGAACCCGACCGAGATAATGGGCGACGCCGATTGCGACTGGAAAATAGCCATGCGGGTATCAGTGATCCTGCTGGCCAATGCGGATCACATCTGCCTGCTGCCCGACTGGCACCTTAGCCCCGGCGCTACGCTGGAGCGTGAGCTTGCGCTAAAGCTGGGCATATCAACGATTGACGACTAAGCAAACAAATAACAATGAAAATAAAACTTAACCTCAACGGCGGGGAGATCGAGGTCGACCTTACCCCCGAACAAATTAACAAGATCAAAGCGATGCCGGGGAGCATCGAGGATCGCATCGACGGCTGGGAAAGCGTGGCCGCGATCATGGGCTTTCACCCGGTGGATGACCTTCCTTATCCTAATCCTAAAACGGAGCGCCAGGAGGCCGTGAATGCCTTCTTTGTGATGGACGTGGCCGCCGACGCCTATAACGAGGGTAAGATACCCGACTTCCAGGATGCCAAACAGGAGAAGTGGTTCGATTATTTTAAGCGCAACCCATCGGGCTTCGGGTTCCTGTACTCGCTCACGTTCTACGCTCACACGCACTCGTACGTCGGCGCCCGCCTTTCTTTATTGAAACGGGAACACGTCGCCGATCGGGCAAAGAAGTTCGATACCTGGATACAAAAATTATTAACTAAAACAAAGCAATAACATGAAAACACCCCAACAAATCAAAACCTGGGAAGACGTTTGCGAAGGACTGCAAATTGACCCCGTAAAATCGCTGGAGTTCCTTCAGTACATGGATGCGGACGACCGCGAGCATCACGAATTTGACTTTAAGCTCAAAAAGCTGGCAAAGCTGGCCTGGGGCAACGTCGAGGCAGACTTCCGTAAGGGCCGCCAGGAGAAATGGTTCCCTTTATTTAACGGCAACCTTAGTGATAAACCCTCGGGCTTCGGGTTCCTGCGCTCGCACTCGTACTACGGTCACACGTGCACGGTCGTCGGCGCCCGCCTTTCCTATCCCTCGGAAGCATGGGCTGATTGCGCGGGCCGCGAATTTGAGGATTGGTACCGCAAAGCTTACGTGGTGGTAAAATAATTAAGAACTAAGGGTTGTATGCTGTATGCTGGCTGTGGCTGGGTTACTCAGGCTTCAGGTTCCTGAACTCGAACACGAACTACGATAACACGAACACGAACGTCAGCGCCCGACTTACTTGAACTTACACGGCATAGACCTTGCCAGCATGGCAAAAAATAACGAACAAAAACCGGGCGTTGGTACCCCGCTCAACCGGGAGAACACGACCGCTAAAAGAAAAGGCATTGAAACGGATCGGTAATTTATACAATAGCGTTTGCAGCATCGAAAACCTTATGCTTGCCGATACAAAGGCCAGCAAGCGAAAATCGCAGCAGCATGGCGTGCGTGTGCATAGAAAACGTCGCGGCTGCAATATCCTGTCGCTGCACAATTCGCTGATGGATAATGCCTTTGTCACATCGCCGTATCACACCTTTATCCTGTACGACCCAAAAGAACGCGAAATAAAGGCGTTACCGTACTTCCCCGACCGCATTGTCCACCACGCGATAATGAACGCCCTGGAGCCCGTATTTACCGGCTGCTTTACCGCAGATACCTACAGTTGCATTAAAGGCAAAGGCATACACGGCTTAAAGCGCGGCATCGAGCGCGCGCTGAGGAATGCGCCCGCAACGAAATACTGCTTTAAGCTGGACGTAACCAAGTTTTACCCGTCTATTGGTCACGCAATACTGAAACAGCAGCTCCGTCGCAAGATAAAGGATAAGGACCTGCTGGCGCTGCTCGACGAGATCATCGACAGCTCGCCCGGCGTACCGATCGGGAATTACCTGAGCCAGTATTTCGCCAACTTCTATCTTACGGGGTTCGACCATTGGTTAAAGGAAACGATGCGCGTAAAGCATTATTTCCGGTATGCCGACGATATGGCCATCCTGGCGCCGACCAAAGAGGAGCTTCACAAACTGCGCGTTGCCATAACCCAATACCTGGCAGATAACCTGAAGCTAACGGTAAAGGGTAACTACCAGGTATTCGAGGTAGACGAACGCGGGCTTGACATGGGCGGCTATCGCTTTTACAGCACGCATACACTACTGCGCAAGTCGATCAAGAAAAGCCTGTGCCGCGTTATCGCCCGGCGCAGAAAGCGCAATGCAACTGTAAATCGTTCGTCCGTTTCCGCTTATTACGGCTGGGCAAAGCATTGCGACAGCAGGCACCTGCTCAGGAAACTAAACCTTAACCTATCATGAACACATTTGCACAATTTGGAATAGAGAAAATTACACAACGTGCCCAATTTACGGGGCCTAAAATAACGGTTGGCAAGGTGCTTAACCGCGAGATCATAGTTAATGCCTATCGCATCGTCGACAGCAAGTTTGAAGGCAAGCGCCTGGATATTGACATTTTGTTAAACGACGAGTTGCGCCTGTTGTGGACCGGCCGTAAATCGCTGATGGAAGCGATACAGCTCGTCCCGAAAGACGGCTTCCCATTTAAGGCGACGATCATATTCGAAAATGAGATTTATCAATTTAGTTAATGAGAAATATCCAAACAAACCTATTCACAGGCATCAGCAAGCGGCTGCAAATGAATGACAGCATAGAACTTACCATTCAATCGCTAAACGCATACGGGCCAAAGTACAACCATTGGGCGCTGGCCTGGTCGGGCGGCAAGGATAGTACCGCAACGCTGACGCTGGTTGTGTGGCTCATTCAATCCGGTAAGATAAAAGCCCCGAAAACATTAACGGTCCTTTTTGCCGACACACGCCTCGAGCTTACGCCGCTCATGGCATCCGCTTACGAGATCATGGACGACCTGAAAGAATTAGGCATAGAGGTTCGCGTGGTCATGGCCGAAATGGATAAGCGTTTCTTTGTGCTCATGTTCGGCCGGGGCATTCCGCCGCCGGGCGCCGGGTTCCGCTGGTGTACCGGCAATATTAAAATTTCACCTATGGAGAACGAGCTGGCGCGGCTTCATGCTGAAAAGGGCGAAAAGATATTAATGATCACCGGCGTAAGGCAGGGCGAGTCCGCCGTGCGCGATAACCGGATCATCATCAGTTGCAGCAAGAATGGGACCGAATGCGGCCAGGGTTATTACCAGGAAACGCTGCCCGCATCCCTGTGCGATACGCTGGCCCCGATCGTACACTGGCGCGTTTGCCATGTATGGGAATGGCTTCGCACCTGGGCGCCGTTAGAGGAGTATGGTAACTGGAGTACAAAAATGCTTGCCGAAGCATACGGCGGCGACGAGGCCGAGGAGATCAATGCCCGCACGGGCTGCATGGGCTGCCCGGTAGCGAGCCAGGATAAAGCATTGGAAACCGTCGTGCTGCGACCTGACTGGCGTTACTTATCGCCACTCCTTCGCTTAAGAAACGTATTTGAAGAGCTACGCTTAAATAAGTCATTCAGGAAACGGCATCCGGGCGGTGAAACTAAAAAGGATGGCACCCTCGTCAAAAATCAGCAGCGCCTGGGGCCGCTTACTATGGAAGCCCGGCGCTGGGGCATGTCGCAAATATTAGCGATCCAGTCGGAAGTTAACGAGAACGCCTCAAAGCTCGGTCGGCCGACGATCGACATCCTAAACCAATCGGAAGTTAATAGGATCAACGAGCTGATCGAATTAAATACTTGGCCTGACAAATGGACCGGCGAGGAGCCGACAGCCGATACGGTGATGGATGTGTTTTACAAAGACGGAAGTGTTCAACCATTATTAAAATTTTAACCAATGATCATAGGATTTAAAAAACAATTTGTTGAGCCCATACTGCAAGGCACGAAGGTTCACACTATCCGCGAGGATAAGGCAAACCGTTGGAAGGCCGGGATGGTCATGCACATGTATACAGGGGGGCGATTTTCAAAGGAATACCGGCAGTTTGCTGAAAAGCAATGCATATCCGTGCAGGATATATTTATGACCTATTACAATGCTAAGATTGAAGTAACTATCGATGAGTCGTATTTGTTTGGCTACAGTGAGCGCTTAAACTTCGCGATACGGGACGGGTTTAAAGATTGGGACGATTTTGAAAATTACTGGATACCGGTAATCACTGCCGATACAAATCGGACCTTTAGAGGCATTGTTATTCATTGGACTGACTTAAAATACTAACCATGAGCAAATACGCACAATTCTTCGCAATCATCAATAAGCACGGCCTCGACTATAAGGAGGTTGTTTTGTGGTTTAGCGACGGGCGCACAAGCAGCTTAAGCTCGCTGCCGCTTAGGGAATACAACGAGCTGCTGCGCATCATGCAGCAGCATAACGGCATCCCGCCGGGCGATGGCCAGCGCAAGAAGCTGATCGCTATTGCCCGGTCGATGCAATGGGGAACCAACTCGCGGCAGATCGTGCTGGCGCTCGACAACTGGCTGCTTAAGCAGAAGTACCGCAAAAAGCTGATGCAGCACACCGAGGCTGAACTGAATGTAATGGTTACTATATTTGAAAACAAAGTTTACGCCGGTTACCTGGCTGCATTGAACCCATGATCACAACCTATATCCTGACCGGTAAGCGCCTCAACGGGCAGATCGAGGTGCAATACCTCGACGGCATTTTAAACGCCGTTAAAAGCGCGCTTAACGAGCCTTTAAATGAAAAACAATTCCGCGCATTTGCCGATGCCGTGCCGATGCGCGAGAGGGGCCTTGGCGAGCTGAAGCTTATCGGCCTGCATGCGCAGCGGGAAAGCGCCCCGAACGAAAAGCTGGCGCTGTTTTGCCGTCTGTATGAGCGACACAAGAAAATTAAGTATAGCGTGAGCCCGGCCGATGCCGGTAAGATTAAGCTGGTACGGTTTGACGAGCCGATGCTCGAGGCGTATTTCACCTCGCAAAATTTCCTGTTCAGGGACAAGCAAACCGTGAGCAACCTGGTGCGCTACTACAACGAGCTGCGGGCCGAGCTGGCCGCCGGGCCAAAATCAAAATACCCCGATCACTTCAGCAAGGAGTACCAGGATAAGCTGCCGGACACTGAGCTTAAGTTTTATTGGGCGCACCTGCGTAACCTCGGCCTTACGCCAAAGAAGGACCGAACCGGCAATGTCATCGATTGGGTTAAGAAGGAACTGTTACAGCCTTAATTCTTGTCGGTGGAAGATAAAACGCCCTGTTTTATCTTTGTGTCAATGGCCTACAACAATCGCAATTATATCAAACGTGCGGAAAAGATACGCGCAGTTTACCACTCGGTAAAGGAGCGCGATAAACCCGACAGCTACATTGTGCGAAACATTTTCCCGAAGCATAACATCAATATCTCCTACAGCGGCTGGATGTTCATTAAGCATTACGGTAAAGCGCCGGCACAGCCATCTAATCAGCCGAGTCTGTTTGATTAGAAGTTTCCTCCTCGAATATTACCTCGAACACCGTGCGCACTACTGTCAGGTCGTCCTTCCGGTCCTCCTCGATGCTGCTTACGCGGTCGATCGATTCGATGTAGCCATCCGTATAACCCTGCAAGGCGTTGAATATGCTATCAGCATTGTAAAAGTACATAAGGCTGCGCTCCACGGCTTCGAACGGCGCGTTGGTTGACGTTTCACTTTTCACCAGGTTATCGGCCAGCCGCGTGGTGAGCCGGGCGACGCAGCGCTGGCGAAAGCGTGTTACCGTCTCGGTCGAGACGATCTCCAGCTTGATCAGGATGCACGGGAACGGGCCGGCCGGCATGGTTTGATAGTTGTCGATCTGCTTTTTGTCCTTATCGATCAGCTTTATTCCGTTGATCGACTTCAGCAGCGTCGATACAATTAAAAATATCTCTCTCATAATGGTTGTGTTGATGTGCCTTTTAGTTCGCTGATCACCCGCTCCCTGATGCGTTGCTTCAGCTCGTCGTTAATGCCCAGGTACCGGCGCTGCGGCATCCTGATGGTATAGCTTTTGTTAACCGTGATCCCGCGCAGGTGCGGCGCGTCGGTCGACCGCGAAACGATGCCTTTCCTGAATGCCCCCTTCTTTGGGCCACGCTTAAACCGGTTGCGGGTAAACAGCTCTGAATGTGGCACGCGCGTTATCTCGCCGCCGTTGTTGTGGATGGCCGCATAAGGTACGTCGCTGCCCACAATAACCGAATTGGGCGAGCTGCTGATGATGCGGATACTGCGTTTTAACCGCGTCGACTTTACCAGGATGGCCCGGCCGCTGTCTTTTTTACTTTCGCGTTCTTTCCACGGCATACCATCCCAGCTCTGCCGGTCGAACGACTCGAGACTGTAGTTAACCACCTCGTTGCCCACGATCAAAGGCAGGTTGTTGAGCGCCAGCTCCAGCTTGCTAAAAAAAAGCGATATTTTTTCGTTTGGCATTAATTTGTATATTTGTATCGATGGGGACGCGTACCTCGTCACCCAGGAGCGGTCCCGATTTATCAGGATCGCTCTTGTCGTTTAATCCCGGTTATATTCTGTATACTCCCCGTCATTCGTCACAAAAATTATCGAGGTGATATTCGGTATGCGTTTAAACCGCTCTTTCGCTATCGCGGCCAGGTCGATGTGTCCGTAGTCGCCGGTAAGCAGTATCACTACCTTATCGGCCTGTTTGGCTGCGTCCGCTATTCTTTTCTGAATAGCTGCCGACGTTATCGGCTCGGCCGGTGTCTTCATTTCGGCATATTCACCGCCGATGGTCAGGTCCGGGTTTTTATCCCCTTTTACACCGGGCAAAAGCTCGTTTCGAAGCTCGGTTTCATTTGCGTGGATCTCGGGCAAAATGTCAACGATAATCCCCGCGTCGGCCAGCACTTTGCCCACGGTAAGCAGGTTGTCGTAATCGGGACCTTTTTCGATATCCGTTTTCCTGTTCACCTGTAACTGCGTGCCGTCTTCCGCTTCGTACTTCACAATGTACTGCTCGTCTTCGGGCATATACAGCGTTGCGTTGTTTAACAGGTGCGGGGGCATGTCCTTGTAATAATCCGCATCGTCCGGGAATGCGCGTCCCTTTTTACCAACGTTGAATTTAAAGTTATCCGGTATTTGTTCCGGGTAGGCGATATCATCTTTCGGCGTGGCTTTTCCCGACCGCAGCTGGCGCACAGTACTGCGGCAGTTAAAATGGTTCGGCGGGTAATACTTGTCCCAAAACGGATCGTCAACCGGCAGCGTTACTTTATCGAGCGGTCGGCAGATCGTTGATGTGCGGTCGTCTATCACGGCGTCAAACTCCAGCAGCGGGAACGTGTCTTTCGTCTCCTGGATCGTTTGCCACTTTGCCGCCATCTGCGCACCGGCTATGGCGCTGTCGTACTCGGTGCGCAGCCAGTTCAATTGCTGCCCGGCTATATTTTGCGCCTCGATCTTAAAATCGTTAAAGCTCCTGATCTTCCCGTCGGGACCGATCAGCGCGTTATTCATATCGCGCAACTGGCGGGATGTCTTGGCAGCCGAGAACTGCCATGCGTTATTTTGCAGCGCAACCAGTGTTTTGTAATCCGGGCTGTCCCAGGCCAGGTCGGCCAGCTTGCTGCCGTAGCCCTCAATGATCGCGTCGCCCAGCTGCTTGCCATAGGCGCGTATCAGGTTAGGGTCGGTTTCGGGCGCTTCGCCCGCATCCCACAGCTTTTTGATCAGCGCATCAATGTACTTCTTGTACTCGGGCGGCTCGTCGCCTGCCGAAAGGTTTAGCACATGGTCGTTACAGCAGATGTTATACTGCCGGTTAACGCTTGCCGCAAGATCAGTAAAGGTTGGCAGGCCCGCCGGTCGTATTATCGACGGGCCTTGCGAAAAAAACCGTCACCGTCGAGCAGCTGAGCAGCCAGGTTGTTGGTATTGCCGCCTGTCGATTCGTTCTTCACCGGCTGCGGCCGTTCTTTCAGTATCTCTACCCCGAACGTGGCCTTCAGCCATTCTATATCGATCTCGTAATATTGCAGCAGCCCCAGCACAATACCCCACAACACCTTAATGTCCTGCGTCGGGATAAAGTCGAACGTAACATTCTCGCCCTTTAAAACGCCGTGCTGTATCAGCGCCGGGATGCTTACGTTGTTCCACAGGTCCTCCAGCATGGCCATGTCGCTTTTGACCAGCAGCCACAGCATTTCCATTGCCGACTCATCCTTTGAACGTGCGCCGTTCTTGGTGTCCTGCCCGATGATGGCGCCGGCTATCAGCAGGCAAAGCTCATCGCGGCAAAGGTCGATCAGGTTCTTGTACACGTCGCCGTTGGTGGATACGCCCTGCGCCCATTCAAACTCCTCGGTATTGTCGATAATGAAGTATGCGGCCGATCCAAGGTCCTTCATCATCTGCGACGCGCGGTTTAGCTGCGTTTTGTCTTGCGTGTTAGTTTTCATCACGCGAGGCGGTATGCCGTATATCTCGCACAGCTCGCTCCAGCAGCTCTGCGCAAAGCGCTTGAACAGTACATGCGGCACGGCCTTGTTAAACAGGCCCAGCGGCTCTCCCTTGTAGTACTCCAGTATCCACTTGCCAAACTCGGGCAATTCGCGATATTTGATCACATTTATATCGTCGTAATAGTCGTGGTAAAACAAGCCGGTTTGCGGCACTACGTTGGTGCGCGGTATGCTTTCGCCGGTAAGCACCAGGTTGCCGTTAATGTCTTTATTCATGCTTAGCTCCACCAGGCTGTAACCGCGCTTTTTCATGCCCATCTTCTCGAGCGACAGGAAGCGATAAAGCGGGTGGTTTTTAAGCATCAGTGTTTGCTCTTTATCTATCTCGCCGTTAACCCGGATATTAAAGTCGAGCGACAGGATGCGATTATCCCTGTTCTCTGTCTGCGAGGTAAGCAGCGCATCGATCATGATATCGTCGTACAGGTTTTGCAGCATCCAGTTTTTTGGCTGGATATACCGTGCCAGGTCGAGCGCAAAGTTCCAGTCCGCTATATCGCGCCGCACGCGGTAAACGGCCTTGCTGTCGAATGGCAGGAAGCGTTTTTTGGTATCGTCGGTCACGATGCCCAGGTCCTGGTTATTGGCCGCCAGCGTCTCTATACTGTATGGCTCGGCAAACTGGCGGCTGCCGGTTGTTTCCTTTAGGTTCTGCTGCGCAGGTTTTTTAAAAAAATCTCTTATCCCCATGGCGTTATGTTGTTACCGTGATTAAACTTTTTGTTGCTGCCGCTTTGCCAGGGCAGCTCGTCGTCAGGCTCGGGCGGTGCCACCCGTGGCAGCGTCAGGCTGTTGGTTGTTCCGGCGGCAAGGTCCTTTAATGCCTGCACGCTTCTGTCATACCGTCCTTCAGCTTCGGCATAGGTGAGGCCCGTGTTGCACAGGTACACGAGGTGCCACATCGTAATGGCTTTGGTATGCGCCAGGATCAGCTGACTGCGGTCGGCATCTTCGGCGGTGAAAATGGCGTTCACGTCATACACCGGGCGCCCGTCCTTCCACTTGTTCATATCGTTGGGCGTGAGCAGGCTCGCGGCCTCCTCTATGCCTGCGGCTATCGCGTCCTCAACAATGGTGTCGTCACTGTCGGTGATGGCATCCAGCTGGTACTCGCGGATAACTGTCTTCAGGTCGTCTTTTACTAAAAATGGCATAGTTTAAAAATTAGTTAAGCAGCATTTCAGGGGTGGCGTAATAGTATCGTATCTCTCCGGCCTGCCGGGCTATGGTCAGCACGATGTCTTTCACCGATGTGTCGGCAAGCGCGTTAAAGGCTTCTGTATTGGTAACCTCGCGCACGGCAAGGGCCACGGTGTCGGCCAGTTCCTTCTGCTGCTGTTCGTTTAATGCTTTCATATTCGTTCGGGTTAAAACCTTCTGCTTGGCCGCGCCTGGTATACATAAGTGTTTTTGGATTGATGCGATCGGTTGTTGAGCCATGCTATTGCGCCATGTGTTGCATCGGGACCGTCATCGTTTGCATTGCTCCCTTTTTCAAATGCCAGGAACTGATCGATTAGGGTTTGCTGGTCCGTCGAGTTTGTTAAATTGAAAAACACATTTCGACGCTCGAAATGCCCTGACAGGCTTTCTATCCTGTCGAACTTGTCCGCTTTTGATCGTTTATCAGCAACTACCGGGATATAGTAACCGCGCTTCTCGCCTTCATTGTCAAAGTCGCTAACAAACTCATCCATGGCGAAGAGGCCTTCGATGTAATAGCGAATGTTGAGTCCTGAAAGGTGATACTTCTCGTATTGGTCATACAGCCATCGCGCGGCGTCTGCGCGGCTTTTTCGTCTTAGGTACGACAGTATTATATGAAACTCTTTACCCTTTCTGCCGACAAGTATCAGGGCCTTGTAATCCCCCTTATCCTTGTAGCTTAAATCTCCATAAAGGCAAAGGGCGTCGTATTCCTTAAGTTTTAATGGCTCGCAGTATTGGATGTCTTCATATTTAAATATTGCCCCGTCTTGTATATGCACATTCATGTATTCTCTCATGAATGATCGATAGGGCATGCTTTCAAACTTTTCCCGCCAGTAGTCCGCCGAAGCTTTTTCGGGCCATTGCGGCTCAAATGTTTCGAGGCTTTTAACCGCAGCCAGTGACGATATAACATACTTGATCGAATTGGCTGATTTCTTTTGACCCGCCTTTTGATCTTCCTTCTGCTTTTCGATTACCGATGTGAAATAGTCTTTAAGCCGGTTGGTTATGCTGTTTTTATGAAAATTGTTATTCGCAAAAACAAATCTTTCTGTTGCGTTCTCGTCGGTGTCAAAGCAACCCCAAATATCTTCGGTTATAAAATCGACAGCCTCGCGCATCAACAGATCGTTATTCACGTGTTTTTTGCTATCGACGTCATCAACTACTATGTAATCCGGCCGTTCCGCCCCTTCTTTTGCGCCGCGAGGGTTTTGGTTAAAGCCGATGGCCATGTAGCGCACATTGTCTGATGTTAGAAAGTTCCCATCCGACCAGTCGCCATGATTGAATAGCTTGCCATAGTCGTTAATAAGTCGTTTGTTGTATTCGAACTGTGCCTGTATAGCCGAAAGCAACGCGTTGGCTTTAGGGACTGTCTCACCGATCAATAGCATAAAATTCAGATCGTGTTTAACGAGGTGCAGATAAAGGGGAATGCCTAAATCAATATGAACCGATTTTGCAGCTGACCGGAACCATGCGGCGAGTGCGCGTATGCGCTTATGTCTTATGATCAGGTTGGCAAGCCAAATCTGAAACCAGCTGCATTTGCATTTGGCATACATATTCAGAAAAAATTCAAACCACCGTCCGTAATCATCTTCCAGGTGTTTAAGGCGCTTAAGCTTCTCGTCAGGGCGTTCAAAAATATCATACTCGCTTGCCTGGGCTATCATAGCCACGTGCTTGTCGTAATCCGATATCAGTTTTAAGAATTTGGGATTATCTAAGCTCATGCAGTTTCAAGGTTAATGCGATGTTGTAAATACTGCTTATGGTAGGTTGTGCAGGTGGCTGCGAACTTCGGGTCACTTTGGCTGATAAAATTGTCCAGCTCTACCAATACCCGCTTAACTACGAACGCATCGAGCTTCTTATCCAGGCGGTCGAGCGCTGCGTTGAGCTTGGATATCGCGTCGGCATTGAGCTTTGCTGCGTTTCCCATAGCAACGCTCAGGAGTTCTTGCTGTAAAAGCTGCTTTATCCTGACCGGTGAAGAGTGATAGTCGCGTCGCCGGTCCTCCCATGCATATTTCTTATACCAGTCGCCAACCGTTTTGGCAGTTACATGGAATTTCTCGGCTATCTCGGCCTGCGTACAATCAATGTTTTCAATAAACCAGTCTTCTGCTTTGAGCCTGACCGAGTCTTTTTTACCCATAAAACTTGTTTTATGGTAGCAAAAATGACCCGATTTAAAAGGCTTTTAAAATAACTGTTCAAGGCTTGTACAGTTAATTGGCGAAGTATAAAAATGAGGTGATTTTTGAAGAAATAACAGAGAAAACCCGATGCCGGTATTTGAATGGAACGACGAAACAAAGGTTAATAGCTATGGCTTCCGCGTGATAAACGCCGGCGGCGATTTCGCCCGGTTCGATGATAATTCGGTGATGCTTAACAGCCACGTTAACACAACCGAGATGACGCTCGGTACGTGGGAAGGCAGGACGGTAGAAGGCCCAAAATTGAAGGGCGAAACGGTATTTGACAACGTGCGCGACAGCGTAAAGGAAGTGGAGGGGCAGGTTGACCGAAAGGTTATAAAAGGCTGCTCCATGGGATTGGCGCTAAGTTTCGACGAAGGGTCGTGGCGCAAGGGTGAAGACGGGGTAATGGAGCTGATAAAATGGGAGCTGATGGAAGTTTCGATCTGCGCGGTTCCAAGCTTATCGAGCGCCCTTTGCCTGTACAACAAAGACACCGGCAAGCTGATCCCCGAAAACGAGTTCAAGCTGTCTCTGCAAAATTTAACCGCAAACGATCTTAAAAACGAAAACAACTCCAATATGGAAAAAATCATTTTGACACCCCAGGCCGTGGCCGTCCTGGTAGGAATGGGTGTAACCGGCGGCGACAATGTTGCCGAGATCAGCAACGCTATAGTGTCGCTGCAATCAAAAGTAACCACGGCTGAGGCTGCCGCCCTTGCCGATAAGAACAAAGTAACCGAATTGCAGGCGAAGCTGGATAGCCAGGTGAAGTTGCAGGCCAAGGCGCTGCTGGATGGCGCGGTAATAGAAGGTAAGCTCACGGCCAAGGAGGCTGAAGACTATATGCCGGACGCCATTGCCAATTATGAGCTTACCTCGAAGCTGATCGGCCGCTTGCCGGGGAAAACACCCCTGTCGGTAAACAACAGTCAGAGCGCCCCCGGCGAGGTTAAGAGTATGGACGATTTTGAAAAGCTGCCTGTTGAAAAACAGCTGTCGTTCAAAAACGACCACCCGGAGGAGTACAAAAAGCTGTTTGCCAAGGCGTAGCAGCGAAACCGGCAACGGGACTGAGATACGGATTTAACGATTTAATACCCCTAATTAATTTAAACTAAAAAACATGCCACAGAATTTCCCCGAAATGTGGGTGAACCGGGTTGAGCTCAACCTGACAACCGCAACAGAAGCGCCCTGGCTCGCAGGGATACAGGAACTTGACACCGCCATTTTAGAAGTGGGCTCGGGTTCTGCCAGCGAGCAAAACATCATCCATATCCCGAATACGGATTTCGAGGTTGATGTATTGATCAACAATGAGGCTTACCCGATCGCCTTGCAGGCTTATACCGACGCAGATGTAACCATCCAGCTCGATAAGTATCAGACAAAGGTTGTGACGCTGAGTGACGACCAGGTGACCGGCGCATCATACCGCCGGATCGATGCAGCTACCGCATTAATGACCAGGTCGATCCTGATCAAGAAATATGGCAAAGCAATTTGGGCGCTGGCGCCTGCTGCAAACGGTGCTTTTACGCCTGTTGTTCAAACTTCAGGCAAGCGCAGCGAACAGGAAAACCCGATCGTTGAAAATGGCCGCACCATATTGGTGTACGCCGACATCGTTGCGATGAAAGACAAGTTCGATAAGATGGAAGTTCCGATGGCTGGCCGCCGCCTGGTGCTGTGCTCTGATCACTGGAACGACCTGCTGCTTGACCGCAAGCGCTTCGGCGACATGCTGGTTAACTATAAGACAGGCGATCCTGCGCCGGTTATCGCAGGGTTCGAGATATACCAGTATATCAACAACCCGCTGTTTGACGGAACGAACAAACTTGCCTATGGCGCCGTTGCCGCTGACGGCCAGTTCCAGGGCTCAGTTGCGTTCTACGTTAGTCAGATCGCGATCAAGACAGGCTTCACCAAGCAATATTTCGCACCATCGAACCTTGACCCCGAGAACCAAACCAACAGGCTTGCTTACCGCCATTATTTCATTTGCGTTCCTAAACGCGTGAAGTATATCGGCGCTATCGCATCGACCTATTCACCAGGAAACCCGGCATAAAAAACCACCAACCTCAATAGCTGCACCCTGCCGTCCCGGGTTTGCCATTCCCGGGGCGGCTATTTTGAAAAGTAAATGAACCACCTGATCCGCGTTTTAAAAACCTTCGATTACCACGACGTGACCGCATTCGGCAAAAGCCTGATGCCGAGCTGCCGGTATGACGGCGGCGCGGTATTAATGATTATAAGCGCCATGTATGTGAGTATCGATAAGTTTTTCGGGCTTGACGGGGCCGCGTTCGTGGCGCTGGGCTTTGTGTTTTTGGTTGAGCTGATCAGCGGCATCGTTGCCGCGCACGTCAGGAAAGAAACCATCAGCAGCGCGAAGCTTTCACGGTTCACGCTCAAGGTGGCCTGTTACCTGGTGCTGATCTCGGTAACGTATCTGATGGCTATCAGCTTTGCCAATCATAAAAAGGATGTAGCTGCATGGGTGTTCGACTGGCTGCATGTGTTCCTGGTAGCGCAGATCGTGCTGGAAAACATTGTAAGCATACTGGAGAACCTCGCCGTAATGAGCGGCAAGGATAAAGCCGCTTGGATAAATAAGATACAGGAAAAATTTAACGGCATCCTATGAAGATGACCATCGATACCGCAGGCAAAAACATCATCAAAAACTTTGAGGGCCTGCGCCTGCACAGTTACCGGGACGAGGCCGGCGTTTGGACCATCGGTTATGGCAGCACCTATTACGTAGGCGGCCGCCATGTAGGCCCGAACGAAACTCTGCAAAACGAAGCGATGGCCGACGTACTGCTGAGCAATACGCTGGTGGTGTACGACGCGGCGGTGAATAGCCTGGTGAAGGTACCGCTGACACAAAACCAGCATAACGCCTTAACCAGCTTTACCTACAACGAGGGTATAGGCGCATTGGCAGAGAGCACGCTGCTGCGGAAGCTTAACGCCGGTGATTACCAGGGCGCAGCCGAGCACTTTGCCGACTGGAACAAAATCACCGACCCGAAAACGGGCAAAAAAGTGGTAAGCGATACATTGGTGCATCGCCGGGCCGAAGAAAAAGCATTGTTTTTAACCCACTAAATAACTATTGAGATGAATTTTTTTAAGAAAGTATTAGCATTTATCGCGGGGGTTTTCTCCGCAAAAGCTACCGTTGCCACCGTTGTGAACCAGGTTGCGCCAAACACTACCGCCGCCGTTACCACTACATCAACCGCTCCGGCCGACGTGGCCATTGAGGATGTGCAGAAAGCGATCGATATCGTCAACGGCGTAAAGAAAGCGCTGGCATCGCCTGTAGCTGCCCTGATCACTGACTTAATCCCGACCACGATCGACGATAACATCCGGCAAACGCTGGTCAATGATCTGCCTGTTGTTGCCGCCGGGCTCGCCTTTGTGAAGGATGTATTAAGCATGGACCGCTCGACAGCTTTGTCGCAGGTACTCGCCGCGATCAGGTTCTCGGACAAGCCTAACCTGGATGCATTTTACCATACGCTTGCTGCAAAGGTATTGCAGATCATCAGCGGCGGCAAAGTGAGCTGGAGCCAGGCAGTAATGGCGGTGGAATATGTACTGAAGGAAGCTGTATTAACCGGAATTGACACGAGCGCAGGCGCGGCGGTTATGCAGAATTTGAACGCACCCGCAGCATCAGCCGCTCCGGCAGTGGCCGTTGCGGCACCGGCTCCGCCAGCTCAACAGCAGGCCGCCGAATCTGAAGCCGTTAACTACCCTATTGTATCATAATTAAAAACTCAACAACCATAAAAAAAACATCATGAAAAAATTGGTTTTATTTCTTTCGATAATCAGCCTTTCGGCCATGACCGTGCAGGCACAGCGTTATACCAAGCCGCTGCAATCGGATAACACGGTTCACGCCCTCGGCCTTGACACCGCCAGCAACGCCGTATCGGTTAGCCAGGTACTGCAAATTACCGGCTGGCAGGACATGGTTACCATCCAGTCGGGTGTAACCAAGCTGACAGGCACCATAGGCGCGACCGCATCCGTAAAGCTATACGGCTCGGTTGACGGGGTCAAATACGACTATGCCACTACCGCAAGCGACACACTTGCCGTCGGGGACGTATCGGGTGTACAGGTCAAAACGTGGTATATAGCGCCGTCAAAGTTCCAGTACTATAAAGCGATCTATAAACCGGCGGGGACACAAACGTCAACCATAACGTCGACGGCGCTCGTCGGCAAAAACTAAGAAACCAGGGCAAAGGACAGGCAGGTCAAAAACCATATCCGCACCCTGCCTTCACGAGGTGAAGGTCTGACAGGGGTGAATCACATAGAAAGGGCTGTCGCCTGTCCTTACCTAAAAACTTAAACTGATCAAATGGAAAAGTTTATCAAACAAGCAAAAGACATTTTCGGCCGCTACTCGCAAAAGGACACGGTCTATTTCACCGGCGACGGACAGCCGTTTTTTGATGAGAATGCCGCCGCGAACCATAGCCAGTCGCTGGCTGATAAAACAGTAACCGCGATAAGCCGTAAGAATATTGTCGCCACGGCTGACGAAGCTGACGCACAAGCTGAGGCCGATGCCAAAACAGCAGAAGAGCAGGCCGCAGCAGACGCTAAGGCAAAAGCCGACGCCGATGCTAAAGCAGCAGAAGAGCAGGCCGCAGCAGAAGCCCAGGCAAAAGCCGACGCCGATGCTAAAGCAGCAGAAGAGCAGGCCGCAGCAGAAGCCCAGGCAAAAGCCGACGCCGATGCTAAAGCAGCAGAAGAGCAGGCC